GGATTGTACTAATGGCAAATGTGATTATTAAATCAGACGAAAGAAGACACCAGGAAACGGCTATTCTTAGCCAGTTCGGCGGCGGTTGCGAAAGAAATTCCGATCGTGAAAACCGTGAGTACGCCGAAGAAATCAACGCGCGCATGAACGAAGTAAAAAGAGAGGTAGGTATTCGATGATTAAAATTGTTGAAGCTAACGAAGGACAGAAGATTTCCTATTCTGTCAATAAAAACTGGCTTAATATCGGCGATCAGATCATGTTGAACCTGAAAAGCCGCGAAGCAGACTACGACGTCCATATCGACATTACTTCGGACGAATTCGGGGCGCTGGGAACCGGATCGGGGCTTTACTACGTGGCCCAGGTGGATATTCCGGCCAGACAGTACACCGAAACCGAAGTCGAAAATCCGGACTACAACGAAGAAGAACCTTATTCTTCAAAAACTACTATCAAACGCGAAGCCGTTCCGTTCTCTATCGACAACGTGACATTAACGCTTTTCGCGCTGAAAGAAGGTGTAATTTATGAATAGTTATCAGTTTGACAGCTTAAAATTCGCGACGGAAGGCCTTACTGGCTACGGTTCTACTGTTATCATGGATAACGCGAACCTTCCGTCCTTTATGAAGCCTATTAACCAGATCACAAACGCCCAGCTTTTTGCCGGCGGAAGTTCAAAAGTCGCCGAAGCGTTCAATGTTGACGGCGTGTTATACAAGCGATTCTTCATTTCGAATTTCTTAAACACAATCGTAAACGGACGTGCTTATTCATGGCCTGGCGTAGATCCGCGCGCTTCAATCAACTTTGACGATTCTGTCAAGGCTTGTAATGCGAAGGGAACTGGATTCCACCTGATGAGTATTCCGGAACGCGCGGTCATTAACCACTTGATCTATAAATCCGGATTTGTTCCGCGTGGAAATACACAGTATGGCAAGAATCACGCCTATACATACGAAACCGGCGAAACAACCGCAACAGAAAGCGACGGTTCCGGCGGCACAAGAACAACCAGAACAGCGACCGGATCAGGCCCGGCGACATGGTTCCACGACGGAACACGCCAGGGAATCGCGGACTGGGTTGGAAATTGCTGGAAGTGGTGTTCTGGTATGCGTGTTAAGAACGGCGAAATTCAGATCTTCGCCGGCAACCTTGCCGCGAAACAGGTATCACACGCCGACGCGTCCACATTCTGGAAGGCTATCAAGCCGGACGGATCACTTGTTGAACCTGGAACAGCCGGAACTTTGAAATATACAAAGGATTTCAAAATTGCAACAGATACTGGCGCCGCTGGATCAACTTATTCACCAAACTTCGGAAATATTGCGGCCGGAACGGGCGTCACAACTATTCCGGAGATCTTAAAGGAATTATTCCTTGCACCGGTTACGGGCGTAACTCACACCGGCGGATTCTGGATCAACAACGAAGGTGAACGCTTGCCGCTCGTGGGTGGCAGTTTCTACGACACTTCGAACGCTGGCCCTTCCGCGTTGTCCTTGAACGGCGAGCGTTCGCTCGTCGGGACGTACCGCGGCTTTTTCTCCGCTTATATGGAATTGTGATCTGTAATCTGACAGACCGTGTTCTGTTTGGGGCTACGGTAGTAGCCCCTTTATTTTAGACAGAAAGGAAAAATTCCAGGAGTGGGACAACAAAGATTTTATCATAAGGCGAACGTGGATCCAGAAACAAACGAAGGGAAGGATCAACGAAGCGGCCTTATCATTTTGCAGAAAACGAAAGATCTTATGAAATATCTTTATACTACGTGGACGAAATATCCGCGTAGCGAAAAACTGGGCTTCGTAACAGATTACAAGAAATGTCTATTCGGATTTTTAGAATACATTATCGCGGCACAAAAGAAGTATTTCAAGAAAACGACACTTCAAGACGCGGATATTCAACTTGAAGAATTAAGGCTATTCAACGATCTTTCTTATGACTTACGGTTCATCGACGAAAAGCGTTACAAACTGATTTCGGAAAAGTTATGTGAAATAGGCCGGCTTCTCGGCGGCTGGATCAATTCACAAAAAGAATCAGCTAAAAGTGGAAAGTAATTTCCACGGTGGGGATAGGTCAAATAACGCTTGCCGATCGTGGGTGGCAGTTACAACAACACTTCGAACGCTGGCCCTTCCGCGTTGAACTTGAACAACGAACGTTCGAACGTCAGGACGAACCACGGCTTTTTCTCCGCTTACCCTTTTAGCCAGAAGGGAGCGTTCAAGGACGCTTCACAGTGCAAGAAAGGGAAAGGGATCTATCTCCGTTCCGGGTGCTATATCCGGAAATATTAACGTTGCTATCAAGTTAGTTAGTACCGGTACGAAGACCGGGAAGGGTTTCACGGGTAGCGCAGCGCCTACGGCCGAAAACCTGGGCGCATATTCCAAAGAAAGGAATTTTGTCAATGAAGACCTTTGATGTAAAGCATAGCGATATTGTCAATTTTGAAAATATTCTTGAAGCTGACAAAAACGCTTCGCAATGTAAACACTACCGCGACGAAAATTTAAAGTTTTCGGCACATAGGGAAGAAGGGATCATTGATTTACTTAATCGACTTACTTATTATCCGGTTTTTGACGAAGAAGGGAACCAGATTCCAGGAAAAACAGAATCTTCATACAAAGTCGGACGATACCGGAAGAAACAGATTTACGAACCGAAGCCGCGAATTATTATGGCGCTGGAATATCCGGATCGCGTTGTTCAATGGGCCTATTACCAGATTTTAAACCCGTTATTCGATAAGCAATTTATAACTCACAGTTACGGTTGCAGACAAGGAAAAGGCACAACGAAAGCGCGCGAACAACTTCAACGCTGGCTTCGAAAAGTGAATCGAAGCGGAAAAACCTGGTACGTGTTGAAGCTTGACATTTCAAAATATTTCTATCGCGTGGATCATGCGGTTTTGATGGATATATTATCGCGAAAAATCAAGGATGAAGAAATTCTTCGCGACCTTTACAAACTGATAAATTGTGAAAATACGGCGTTCGGCCTTCCGGCTGGCGTGCAACCGGAACTTTGCAACGAAGAAGACTGGCTTTTTGATCGCGGTATGCCAATCGGAAACCTTACAAGCCAGATGTTCGCGAATATCTATCTAAACGAATTAGATCAATACTGTAAACACGAACTTGGAATCCATCTGTTTATCCGATACGTGGACGACATTATTATCTTGTGGCCGGATAAAGAGGAATTGAAGGGAATCCTGGATAATATAAAAAACTTCCTGGAAGAACGCCTTCACCTGGAACTAAATAATAAAACCAGTATTCGCCCGGCGTGGCTTCCGGTCACGTTCGTAGGGGCGCAGATTTCACCGAAATTTATCCGAATGAGGAAAAGCACACGAAAGCGTATGTTCCGCCGGATAAAGTTCATTAAAAAGCTTTTTGAAGCTTGCGAAATAGGTTTTCAAAAACTTAATAACACAATGCAAAGCTATTTCGGCCTGATCCAGCATTTCACGGCCGGAAATCTTTTAAGAAAAATCATTGACGAATTTTCTTTTCGTATTCGCAACAATTCATAGTCGGGAATTATCCCGGCTATTTTTAATTGTCTATTTTCAAGGAAAGGGGGTTCGCCGATGGAAGCAGAATTTGAAAGAGAAGTTCTCGATCGCCTTATCAAGATCGAAGAAAAGCTTGACGGCTACAACAACGCAAAGGTGAAAACATACGAGAACGAGAAAGCGATTCTTCGGATCCAGAACGATCTTGAAGATGTAACAACAAAGGTTGACAGCCTGGAAGAATCGAACAAATGGCTTTTCCGAACAGTCGTCGCGGCAATCATCACAGCGGCGGTCGGGATTTTATTCACGTTAATTCGATCAGGCGTCGGAATGTAAGAAAGGAGCAAAGAAGACTATGTTTAAGAATTCAGTTTTGAAAGCGTCAGTAAACACAAAGGAATGGGCAAAGAAAGCGGCTATTCGCGCCGTTAAAACAATGGCACAGACAGCCGTTGCGGTGATCGGCACAAGCACCGTTGTAGCCGCCGTAGACTGGAAGATCGTCGTATCTTCCGCCGTAGTTTCTGGCGTTGTAAGCATTTTAACAAGTGTTGCCGGTATTCCGGAAGTAGAAAGTGAGGAATAATATCATGGAAGTAAAAATGATTGACGTATCAGTTCATAATGGCGTTATTGACTGGGACAAGGTAAAGGCGTCTGGAATCGGCGGCGTGCTTATGCGTTGCGGCTATGGTTCCGACATTGAAAGCCAGGACGACAAAATGTTCAAGAGAAACGCCGACGAGTGTTCCAGACTTGGGATTCCGTTCGGCGTTTATCTGTATTCTTACGCAAAAAATACAGATATGGCAAAATCAGAAGCAGATCACGCGCTTCGTCTGGTGAAAGGCTACAAGCTTAGTTATCCGCTTTATATCGACGTTGAGGAAGCCAGCCAGTCCGGAATTGCGAAGGACGTTGTAAAAGTCTTTTGTGAAGCCGTGAAGGCCGCTGGTTACATGCCTGGCGTGTATGCTAACGAAAACTGGTGGAATAACTACCTGGTGGGCGTTGATTCATACACAAAATGGGTTGCAAAGTACGGAGTAAACAACGGACAGCCTGGAAACAAGCCGAACGTTTCAAACTTCGATATTTGGCAGTACACCAGCAAGGGATCATGTGACGGAATCGGATCTTCCGGACTTGACATGAATATTTGTTACAGAGATTTTCCGGCAGAACTGGGCGGATCAAAGCCAGCACCGGCACAGCCGAAGAAGTCCAACGAGGAAATCGCGAAGGAAGTTCTGGCCGGAGCCTGGGGAAATGGTGACGACAGAAAGAATAGACTTTCCGCCGCTGGTTATGATTACAACGCGATCCAGGCGATTGTTAATCAGAAAGCCGCACCGGCACCAGCGAAGAAATCTAACGAGGAAATCGCGAACGAGGTTCTGGCCGGAGCCTGGGGAAATGGTGACGACAGAAAGAACAGACTTTCCGCCGCTGGCTACGATTACAACGCGATCCAGGCGATCGTTAATCAGAAAGCCGCACCGGCGAAGAAATCCAACGAGGAAATCGCGAAGGAAGTTCTGGCCGGAAAATGGGGAAATGGTGACGACAGAAAGAACAGACTTTCCGCCGCTGGCTACGATTACAACGCGATCCAGGCGATCGTTAATCAGAAAGCCGCACCGGCGGAGAAATCCAACGAGGAAATCGCGAAGGAAGTTCTGGCCGGAAAATGGGGAAATAACCCACAGAGAAAGGCAAAGCTTGAAGCCGCCGGTTACAATTACGCAACCATTCAGGCGCTTGTAAACAAAATGTGTTAATTGTAAATGATATAATTTACAAAATACACTTTACAGTTTAGAAAATATGTGATACAATGGCGCAGAGGGAAGGGGTTTAAGGGGGAACAAAATTCTTCTGAAAATCCACCTGGATAATCGGTCGTAAAACGGCCGCCAGGCTTCCGGATTTGCCCGGATTTCGCCCTAAATGATTTTTGGCGAAGAAATACCCACGCAAGCAGTAAAACCGATTTACGGGGCTTG